CCAAGCATTTCTCAAGATTTATCCGCAGCTATTAGTAATTCTATTTCTATTAAACTTAGCCAACAATTAGACGCGTTTCAAGAGGCGCAACAGTCAATATCGACAAAACTATCAACATCGCAAAGCATTTCGCAACAGCAAGCTTTTAATCAATCAATATCAACATCATTACAAAATGTTTCTATAGAAAACCGAATTAGTGAATTAACTGCTAAAGCAGCAGAACAAAATGTACTACTGCAGCCAAGCATTTCTCAAGATTTATCCGCAGCTATTAGTAATTCTATTTCTATTAAACTTAGCCAACAGTTGGAAGCATTAATTGCACAAGAAAAAATAAACCTTAACATTCCACCAGAAACCAAAACACAAGAACAAACCAATGCTGATTTATCGGCATCAATATCACAAAGCATATCCATTTCGGAACGCCTGCAACAAAATGTATTGGTAAATTTGCCACCAGAAGTTAATATAAATACGCAGCCAGAAATGCCAACAGAATTTGACCAATCTGTGTCAATTTCAATTAGATTAAGTCAACAATTAGAGGCGTTGATTAACCCAAATGTAACACCCGATGTAACTCCTAATGTTTCGCCTAATGTAACTCCTGTTTCGCCTAATGTAACTCCTAATGTTTCTCCAACAGGCCCAAGTGTTAGTCCAAATGTAAACGTACCAATTGTTATCAATCCTCAAGTGCCGTCGTTGCCTCCTACCATACCTCCGGTGACGACGACATCTCCTCCCCCACAACCGCCAACAATACCGCCGGTGACGACGACATCGCAGCCGCCGGTGACGACGACATCGCAGCCGCCGGTGACGACGACATCGCGACCACCTGTTACGACCACATCAAAACCTCCTGTAACAACAACGCCACCGCCGTTTCCGTTATTTTTTGTGCCACCCGTGCAGCAAAAGAAAACGTATGTAGAATATGAGTTTCCTACAGTACCTCCGCCAGAATTTGGGCCGTTTGATCTGTTCAAAGCACCCAATTATTTGCGCCCATTGGCAAACACGCAACCAAACTTTGGTCTTGCAGCACTTTTAGGAGCAGTCAATGATGCCAAGCAGAGGAATGGGGGCGATACGCCCCAACAAGGTTCCAACACTCAAACGCCGGCGTGACAACACAGACTTTTTGGAGTATGCTCAAGGTGGAGAAGTATGGGATAAGCCAAGGCCCAAGAAGTTAGGAAAGCCGCAGGCACTATCGCCAAGCGCCAAGGCAAGCGCCAAGGCGGCGGCAAAAGCAGCGGGCCGACCGTATCCAAACCTTGTGGATAACATGCGAGCGGCAAGGAAAAAATAATGTCCACCACTGGTGCAACAGTCTTCCAGCCCAATCTCAACGAGATTATGGAAGAAGCTTATGAGCGATGTGGCAGAGAATTGCGGTCGGGCTACGATTTCCGGACGGCACGGCGCAGTTTGAATTTGCTTCTGACCGAATGGGCTAACCGTGGCATCAATCTGTGGACGATGGAGCAAGGCGCCATCCCGCTGTACGCCAATCAAATTACCTATCCGTTGCCCATCAATACAGTCGATCTGGTAGAGACCATTGTCCGCACTGGAGAAGGAAGCAACCAAACCGACATCAACATTAGCAGGATTTCGGTAAGCACCTACTCGACGATTCCGAACAAACTTGCAACCGGGCGGCCTATCCAAATCTACATCGACCGACAGGGCGGCCAAACCTACACGTTTACTGCAACAATTGCAGATGCAGTAAGCAGTAGCGCAGAGACCATTCCAGTAACTTCCCTGGTTGGAGTGCCCTATGCGGGCTTTGCAACCATCAACACGGAGACGGTGTATTACTATGGAACCAGCACCCAAGCTGAAAATGTGGCAACGAATACATCAACATTTGCAACACTTAACAACGTGGTTCGCGGCCAAAATAATACAGTTGCAGCATCGCATGCGGCAGGCGCGTCGATAGCAAACACGAAATTTCCCAACGTGACCGTGTGGCCGGCGCCAGACCAAGGAGCTGTCAGCAATCCGTTTTACACGCTCATTTACTGGCGACTGCGCCGATTGCAAGACGCTGGCAACGGAGTCAATGTAGAAGACATACCGTTTAGATTTCAGGAAGCATTGGTATCAGGATTGGCATACAAACTTTCGATGAAGGTGGAAGGCGGCCTAGAGCGCATGCAAGTCCTCAAGGCGCAGTATGATGAATCATGGATGCTGGCCTCGGAAGAGGACAGAGAAAAGGCGCCAATCCGATTTGTCCCCCGACAGTCCTTTCTGGGTGGAGTCTGATGCCTAATCAGTTTGCAAGCGGCAAATATGCTATCGCACAGTGCGACCGCTGTAATTTCCGGTTCAAATTGAAACAACTAAAATCACTTGTTATCAAAACCAAAAACGTCAACATTCTTGTATGCCCAGAATGCTGGGAGCCTGATCAACCGCAACTGCAACTTGGGATGTATCCGGTAAACGACCCGCAGGCAGTGCGCAATCCCCGCACAGACAGCAATTCGTACTACCAATCCGGATATAATGGACTGGAAATAATGTCACAAACCGGAGAAGCGTTTACAGGAGTGCCCAACGATGGTAGTAGAATTATCGAATGGGGATTCAATCCGGTGGGTGGATCACGGTGGTTCAATGCTTACCTTACCCCCAACCATTTGGTAGCCCAGGCGCAAGTCAACAGCGTCACAATCAGTTAGGAGCGTCTATGAAAACCGCAGAAATGTTGAAAAAGCATATGCAAAAAGGCGCCAAGGCGCATCCAGACCCGGACGCAAAAAAAATGCGCAAGGGCGGCCCGACTGGCGAAATGATGCGTTCAATGGGACGCAACATGGCGCGGGTCAAAAACCAGGGGATGAAATGATGGCATACTCCATGAAAGTAAACGGCAAGGAAATTGGGCCGGCTGCGGTATACGCGCCGCCGCACACCATGGCAGGCAAGGCAGTCAAGGCTGATGCGCATCCTGGCAAGGACATGCCGTATCACAAAGTGCCCGACTGGAAACCGACCGCGGGAATGGCCATCAATCCGAATGTAGGCATCAAGACATCCGGCACCAAGATGCGTGGTACTGGCGCTGCAACCAAAGGCACCATGAGTAGAGGCCCGATGGCATGAACTGGGGTGAGTTGAAAACGCAGATCCAGGACTACATGGAGACGACGTTCTCTGTGACGAGTCTTACGACGTTTACAACTCAAACAGAAGAGCGCATCTACAACGCAGTACAGTTTCCAAGTCTTCGCAAAAACGTGGTAGGTTCATGCAGCCAAAACAATCAATACCTGCAATGCCCCAATGATTTTTTGGCCGCGTATTCCATGGCAGTCATTGATGGAACAGGCGCTTACCACTTTTTGTTAAACAAGGATGTGAACTTTATACGCGAAGCTTTCCCGATTCCCACGGGCGCAGGCAATACGGGCTTGCCGTATTGCTATGCCTTGTTTGGCCCAGACATTCCCAACGCACCAAAGCAACTGGTGTTCATGCTTGGGCCAACACCAGATTCGGCATACAATATTGAATTGCATTACTTTTACTACCCACAGTCAATCACCTACAACAATGTGGATAGCAATACAACGTGGCTGAGTGAAAACTTTGATACTGTGTTACTGTATGGCGCATTGGCAGAAGCAGCGACGTTTCTGAAAGCAGAAGCAGATCAGATCAGCTACTTGACAACAAAGTTCAAGGAAACGCTGGTGCTTGCCAAGCGCCTGGGTGAAGGGCTGGAGCGACAAGATCAGTACCGCGCTGGGCAGGTTGTAGACAAGGTGGTATAATGATTGTCCAGACGGTATGCACAAGTTTCAAGGCAGAAGTTGCTCGCGGGATGCACAACTTTACAAGGACAACGGGAAATGTTTTCAAACTGGCCTTGTACACCGCCCTTGCCAACCTGGGCGCAGATACGGCAAGCTACACCACGGAAGGTGAGGCAAGTGGAACCAATTACACCGCCGGCGGGGCTGTTCTCACAAACATTACGCCAGTATCAGCAAACACAACAGGCTACTGGTCGTTCGACAACATCACATTTTCCAACGTCACCTTGACATGTCATGGTGCTTTGATATACAACACCACTGGAAATCGTGCGGTGTGCGTGCTTAACTTTGGGACATCAATCACAAAGACGGCATCGGATTTGGTAATCACTTTTCCCCCTATGGGTTCTTCTGACGCAATTTTAAGGATTACATAATGGACAAGGCAAAACTTGGCGATGCAGCGCAGAGCGCACTTGTGGCAAACAGCGCAAACGGTGAAAATCTTCTGGCGATGGGCAAGTTCCTGTTTGAGTGCTATGACAAAGATGGCAATCTCAAATGGGCTGGCGAATCGAAAAACCTTGTAGTGAATGTTGGCCTTCAGTACATGGCCGGCACTTCGCTTGACGGCGCAACCGCCAGGATCACCACATGGTATATCGGGCTGTGGGGCGCTGGGGCATCAAACGCGCCCGCAGCGTCAGACACCATGAGTTCGCATGCTGGATGGACAGAGGTTACCCCGTACAGCAATGCTACCCGCCCGACTGCAACTTTTGCAGCAGCGACGACAGCAAACCCATCGGTCGTCACCAACACTGCCAACAAGGCATCGTTTAGCATCAATGCCACCGCGACAGTCGGCGGTGCGTTCTTGACAAGCGACAGCACCAAGTCAGGAACTAGCGGAACGCTGTTCTCAGGATCAGACTTTACAGGCGGTGATCGCTCGGTAGTCAACGGCGATACGCTGCAAGTAACGTATCAGTTTAGCCTCTCGGCATAACATGCCGTTTGCTGTAGCGGATCGTGTACAGGAAACCACGACAACAACTGGCACCGGCACGGTAACACTTGCCGGTGCAGTAACAGGTTTCCAATCCTTTGCCGCCATTGGGAACGGCAACAGTACGTTTTACACCATTGAAGATGGCACCAACTGGGAAGTTGGTGTAGGAACGTACACGTCGTCTGGCACAACACTGTCCCGCGATACGGTGCTGTCGTCCAGCAACGCGGGCAGTCTTGTCAATTTTGGTGCGGGGGCAAAAAACGTCTTTGTGACGCAACCTTCAAGCCGTTCCACATTTAACGCCCGTGCATATGGTACAGCACTAATTTTTGGGGGCTAGCTATGGCTGCGCCGAATTTGATCAATCTCACAACCGCGACTGGCAAAGTGGCTGGCCTTGCAGTAACCACATCTGCAACCGCGATTGCAAGTAACGGCGCAAGCTCCAACAAATGTTTCAAAATCAACACGCTGGTAGTAGCAAACATTACAGGTTCAACAGCCACTGTTACGGTAGATGTGTACAAAAACGCAACAACCGCGTTTGATCTTATGTTTCAAGCAACAGTACCTGCAAACTCCTCCATCGTAGTTATTGGCAAAAACGAGAATCAAATCTACCTGGAAGAAAATGACAGTTTGCGATTGACCGCATCTGCAAACAGTGCATTAGAGGCAATATGTTCGTATGAGGAATTGTCATAAATGCCAGTCGCATTAGGTGTTAATGGCGGGATTTTAGGTTCCAACAACCTGCCGTCGTCTGGATCGGCAAAAGGCATTTGGACGCCTAATGAAATAGCCCGCGCCGTTGGCCTTGGTTTCTGGCCGCTTGTCTATGCAAGGACAGTCACGGAAACTTCCTCCGGCGCGGATAATATTTCTACGGGATCAACAGACCCCTTCTTTGAATACACCACGCTTTTGCTCCCAGGCAACGGGACGAATGGAGCGCAGAACAACACGTTCTTGGACTCCAGCAGCAACAACTTCACGATCACCCGCAACCCCACAGCAGGCCCGAATGCACCGACACAGGGTACGTTCTCACCGTTCAGTCAGACTGGGTGGGGGAATCGTTTTAATTTTGCAACTCCTGATGCTTTACGGCCATCAGCAACCACGATAAGTAATTTTGGAACTGGCGCATTTACCGTTGAGTTTTGGATAAATTTTCAAAACACAAATAATGCTGGTATTTATTATGGTGGCAACGGAGGCGGTAGCGTATTTCTTGACTATTATTCCGGCTCATTAAGATGGGGTATTAGTGGTGGAGCGATTCCAATATCTTATGCGTTTACGCCTACGATTGGACGTTGGTATCACGTTGCGTTTACAAGAAGTTCAACAACTGATACGTTATATATAGATGGAACTTCAGTTGCAACTGGTCCAGATTCTCAAAATTACCCTTCAGATAGCAGTCCATACGTTGGTAGTTGGAATGGGTCTATTTACAACGGCACTGCTTTTATTTCTAATTTCAGGATTGTAAAAGGCGTTACCGTTTACACCGGAGCGTTTACACCACCAACATCACCGCTTACAGCAACACAATCTGCTGGTACAAATATCGCTGCGATCACAACAGGACAAACATCGCTTCTTACCTGTCAATCCAACCGCTTTGTAGACAACGGACAAGGCAATACAGGTAACACAGGCTTTACCATCACAGTCAACGGATCTCCCTCCGTACAAGCCTTCTCCCCATTCAACCCCAGTGCTAGCTGGTCTGCTGCTACTTATGGTGGGTCAGGGTATTTTGATGGGAATGGGGATTATTTGCAGGGGCCAGTAAATTCAGCTTTTGCTTTTGGCACTGGCGAATATTGCATGGAGGGTTGGATATACATGACATCCGCCCCTGCTAGTCCTTCTGGCTTAATTGACTTACGAAGGGCTGCGCCTAATTACAACGCTCCTTGGTTAAATGTAACATCAGGGTATAAGTTAGCCTTAAGGGACGGCACACTTGGTGCTGATGTTGTTATAGGAGCAACAAATATACAGCTTAATACTTGGACACACGTTGCCGTAACAAGACAGGTTACAAGTAACGCAGGAACAAGAATTTTCCTTAATGGTGTTTTAGACGCTAACTCAATTACTAATAACAGTAACTATTCAAATGGAGCTTTGACGCTAGCAACTGCTGGAGACTCTTTAGGCAGTTTTATGTTTACTGGTTATATGTCGGATGTACGGATTACAAAAGGTTCTGTACCGACAAGCTATCAAACAAGTGCGACAACAAGCGGCACAGCGGTGTTTACACCACCAACTTCACCAGAAACAACGACTTCTCAAGGGGCTTCCTCGCCAAGCATACTACTCAACTTCACCAACGCTGGTATCTACGATGCTACAAGTAAGAATGACTTGGAGACGGTGGGGGATGCTCAGATAAGTACGACACAGAGCAAGTGGGGTGGGAGTAGTATTTACTTGGACGGGACGGGGGATTGGCTTACAAACAACAATGCAAGCAATTCTTTATTGGCTTTTGGTACTGGCGATTTCACAATAGAAGGCTGGTTTTATTCAAATAATGCTTCTTCTGCGGTGCAAAGAGGTATGTTCCAAACTTCAGACACAATTGGTGGGTTAAAACCAAACTATACAACTGGGGTTGCCATGCATCATGGGGCCACTGCTGGAGAACTTTCTGTTTATGTAGGAAGTACTACTTACAGTACAAGCGGAGCTTCCATAACAACAGGCGCTTGGTTTTATTTTGCAATTACCAGAAGTTCAGGAAATGTAAATGTGTATGTGAACGGTGTTTCTAGGGCAAGCGGTTCAGGAAATACAAATAATTTAACAGGAACTTATATTTCTGTTGGTGGTTATTACAGTACATCATATTTATTTGATGGTTATCTTCAGGATTTTCGCATTACCAAAGGTTACGCAAGAACTATCACTGCTTCACCAACAGCAGCCTTCCCAACCCTATAGGACTAGACCATGCAATACTGGACAAAGAACGGGTCTATCCCAAGCACTGAAACAGATGGTACGGAAGGCTGGCAACATGCGCCGGAACCTCCTACAGACGTTCCTGATGGCAAAGAGTTGGTATGGCTAAACTGGGAATGGATCATCCGTGACCCTAAGCCACAAGACAGAGCAGGTTACCAGTGGAACTGGCAGCACGACACAAGAAGTTGGGTAGAAGGATCGTGGGGAACTGTGGACGTTGTGGAGGTTATCCAGCCACTTACAATTGTTGATATAACCCACTTCAGTTCTGCTCAAATGTCGGATTTGATGACATCACAGTTTGTCAACTTAACTACGACGCAGATGACGTAACAAGATGAGGTTGTCATGACACCGGAACAAAAGAGCGATATCGTTTCAGAGTTGACAAGAGCAACTCCTCCTGTCGCAATTACGACCGCGGTAACTGTTGGTGGATTGACACTAAATGAATGGGTGACGCTTGCGACATTGCTCTATAT